TGATTGTGTAGAGTGTATTACTTTGTTTTTTTCTGTGAAGTGATATGGTATCGATAATGCTTTCTTCGTAATCGTATTTGTATTCTATGTTGTATGTGCAGATTAACTGACTTAAATCGTTTTCATTTTGAAACACATATACTTTTTCATACAATACATCATTACAAGTGATGATGATATCCAAGGTATCGTTAAGTCTTGGTTTAGAAGTAAAGGTGCATAGTAATTGAGTTTTCATTATTTCCCCAAAAAGTTCTTTTTAATATAGCTTTGCGAAACCACTTTTGAACCCTCTATGACAAAGGTTGTTGAAGCTGCACTATTTGTTCTCATTTGAACCAAGTTATATGAAGGTTCTTGTGTTTTATGATTTAGATGACTTAACATAGCCGCTGTGATATTCATATAACCTTCTGCTTGTCCTCGTGAATTTACTACCAATACATACTCTGGTAAATCTGTAAATGCAGAGATTCTATCCTCTATAAATTCTTTTCCTGTTTTCAAAAACTTCCAAGCAGTTCCGCCTCCATCAGGTTTTAAACCAAACACTTTTACTAATGGTAATGATGTTCTACCGAAAAACATTTGTTTTTCTAATTCTAACATTTCTTTAAATATATCATCCACACTTCTTACTTGACCTGCCGCAATCGATAATATTCTATTAATAGAATTGTACGCTTTTGCATTAGCCATAAGTTTTCTTACAACGTCTAATTGTGGTTTTGATTTAGGGATTTTTGTGTCACCTACTGGTAGTAAACATATTACCTAATACCACACTAAACTCTCTCTCAACTATCTTATGTAACTGATTAAACGCTCTTGGGTCTTTTGATATTCCCTCTACTTGTTCTTCAAGTGTTAAACTACCTTTCGCTTCTTTTAAAAATTTCTTGTTGACTTTAATATTCATAACCTTACTATCGATTGTTTTTTCCGCTTGTTTTTGTGAAGATTTTAATGCTCCAAGATTTTTTTGATACATTGATTTAAATACATTTGATATTTGATATATTTTATCTACAACTTTCTTACCAACACTTTTAATAAATTCTTTACCCTTATTAAACAAATCTCTTATTCCCTCATTTAGTTCTACTCCCTCGTGAACTAACATATTTAATAAGTCTTCAGTCCTTAATAAACCAAATTTTGCAGCATAATCACTTGTAATTTTTCCAAGTTGTGCTCCACCCTCTGCTTGTTTTAAAGAAACTTGAAAGAATTTTTCTCCTGTTTCAAGAGTACATAAACCATTAGAATCATAATAAACTTTTTGTGATTCCATATTTTTCAAAAAACTATTAATGTTAGAGTCACAAATAACACAATCTGCCGTATTCGCTTTACCACCCTCAGTTTTTGTAAATGGGTTTTTTATCTCTGCTTTGTAGTAAGTACCTATCTGATTGTGAATAATATTCCAATTCTTTATTCCTTTTTGATTACAAAATCTATCCATACCTGCTGCTATGGCGCATACTTGAATTATATTAGCTATGGATGCTTTACTCATCATAGATACTAAGTTATTACTCGCCCAATCTTGACCTGATAATACCGAAGATACTTCATTTTTAAAGTCTGTAACTATCTTTGGTATTGTTTCATCATTCGCTGAATTAAACCTATTCAAATAACCACCTGCATTCAAGTAGACACCCAATAGTGATGCGGTTTCTTTGTGTGTTGTATCTAAACTAAATGTTGTGTTATCTTTATAGTGTTTAAACCAAGAACTCACCGTACTCGCTGAACCTTTGATGTGATAAACTTTATCATTAGACCCTTTCAAATAATATTCAACACCACTATCTTTTTGAAAAATTGGTATCGCGTCTTCCGTTGGTTTTGTTTTCTCTGCTGGCATAACAATCATTGGTTCACCTTTTGGAAGTTTAGATTGAAAACTTTTTTGTCCTGTTGAACCAAACATAACTTTATGGCCAATTGGATATTTATCATCGTGTATACTAGCTTCTGTCAATATATCACCAATACCAATACACATTTCAATAAATTGTTCCTTTGTAAGTGTATCTTTTTCTACATCGTACTTTACTGGTTGGCCACTTATATTCTTTAATAATTCTACTCGCGCATCAATATTCCAATTATGTTCTTTTAAAATGTCCCATAATTTTATTAAGTGTTGTTCGTTGGTTAAATCTGGAATGCCAGAAGAAACTCTATAACTTAACTCGTTGAGTATTTTGTTCCAATTATTCTTCATAAATGATTGTCATACCAGAGACTTCTAATCTACCGGTATTGTGTAATGTTTCCATATCTTGTTTGTTTATACTGACTAAAGTTGGTTTTGAAAAATCATACTTTTGATTTATAGGATTGACAATCTTATTTTGTCCACCACTATTAAAACCATAAGCTTCCTTGTTCGTATAACGAGTGGTAATTTTTGATAATTCTTTTATTTTACTCATTTAAATTTCTCCGTTATGTCGTCCATATCGTGATAGTTAACACCTCTACTGATTTTTACTGGATATTTACCATCACTTTCTATTGTTTGCTTTACCATATTTAAAAACTCTAATCCGTCTTTGGTATCAAAGTCAAACAAAAATGAATCATAATTATACAATATTAATTTACTATTGTATTGTTGCAATTTAGGTTGCAATTTATTCAAAATCTTGATATTGTTTTCCGTTTCCATAAGTTGAATCATATAATTAAACAACTTATTTGGATTCATATCTTGTAGATTTTTCCTATATATTCTTCTATTATAAATATAAGACTCTACGAAATTATTAGTTTGGTAGTCATTCCAAAGCAATTTAATATAATCGTTTACTTTTGAGAAAAATGGATTATCCGATACATCATCTGATATACCTCCGTACAAATATTTAAATGATAATGCCTTTGCTTCATCATAAGGTAATCCATATAGTTCTGCCATATGTTCGTGGACTGATGTTTGTGGGAAATCATAACCGATTATCTCTCCGATTAGTCGTAAATGGTATGCGTCGAAGTCCATTTCAACCAATACTCCATTGTTGTAACGACTAATGAATTGTTTTCTACTTCCGTCTGATTTGTTTAGTGCTGCAAAGTTCAATCCACCGAAACGATTACTTGGACGACCTGTTGATGTGAATGGATTATATTCTGAGAAAACAAACTTTTCATATGTTTTTAATCCATTTCGTTCTATTTGATATAAGTTTTCTAATATGGTTTGGTCGTGTTGTTCGTAAGATTTATACAATTGTTTTGATATTGGTTGAAAATATTCTGCGTGTTTTACCAAAGGAACGACATCATTGATGTTTTGTTTATCGTAATGTAAACGATAACAATGATGATGCGCATTAGTTAAGTGTTGTTCAAAGTCATATGGTTGATTGGTTTGTTGATAATGTGACCAATTCATATCTCTAATGTCTTTACCGAATACTAATGTATTGTGATGATATTGTTTTAAGTCTTGAACATAAATGGTTTGGTCGGTTTCAATCATAGGAATATCGTCTCGGAATCTTTCCGAATGATACACTGGAACAATGTATTGTTCAAATTGAAAATCAACCCAATAACAACTAATACGATTTTCTTGTGGATGCTTTTGAACATCTGAATACATTTGCAATAATACAAATGGTTTTGATTGTATGTGTTGTTTGAGTTGGTTTAATAGAATATCTGTATTTACTATAACCATTTATTATAAGTATTGATTTATGTAATCAAAATGTAATTTTTATTCATTGTCATAACCAAAACTTTTTGCAGCTTCATCAGAATATTTAGCGGCTGTTAATTCTCCAGGATTAACTCCTGTCGCATCAAAAATAACGGCTGATGTTGTTGACTTGGCTAATTGACTATCTATAATGAGATATTTAATAAGACCAATTTCACCATTATCATATCGTTGTTTATTTTTTTGTCTCTCATTCAGTATTTGTCCAACATTAGTCGATAAGTCAAACTCACTTGTTTCAGTTTCATCTTCTAGTTGTACTCCATCCATATCTGCTAATTCTTTTACATATGTTTCATAAGTTTGTTTTCTAAAATCTGTTGCTGGTTTATCTGATTTTTGTATAAATCCTTCATCAAACATTTTTTTTGTATCTACTTTCATTAATCCTTTTATAGTGGTTTCCCAACCTGATGTAGTTATTGAGTGTCCAACATCACTAACGAAAAAGTATGAAAAATCTCTATAAGCTTTTGGTAAGTAGTCCACTCTAAATAAATCACCTGGCCTTATACCACCCGTCCCATCAATCGTCATTGAAACTTCAACGGGTATGATTGGTTTAGTTCTTTGTATATTTGAATCATCACCTTCGGCTGTTGAGTAATTAATTATATAATTAAGTCTTTGACGATACCAAGAACTTAAATTACCATCTCTATCGTATAAGCCGACTCCACCCAATGCAGCTTTTCTTCTTTGCATTTTTTGTATAATTTCTTGTTGGTCTTCTTGTATTTCAGCGATATCTACAAATCTGATTCCATTTCGAGTTTCTAACTTTCTTATTTCTTCATCGTTTTTATATGTAGATACATTTGTTCCTACACCTCTACCTCTTTCACCTCTTTGTAGTGGAAATAAAAAGTCTGTAACTTGACTTTTTTCTGGCTGAGAATTATCACCACTATCCTCTGGTGCGATATCTATTTTTGTTTTAAATAGTAATGAATATGCTAATAAACCTAAATCTTTTGCGTCACTCGCATTACCTATTGAGTTGGTTATATTGGTATTGTTTGCATAATTAACTAATGTAGCTGCTTTTGAAGTTAATTTAACACTTAAATCAAATGACTTTACGATTGTATTTTCTTGAAAAATATTAAAAGTAAATATTTTGTCTGTTTTGTCCTCAACACTAAATTTTCCTCCAATGAAATCTTCTCTTTGTGATTGGTTAGCCAATACACTAAAATCTTTTTTCTCTTCTTCTGATGGTTTTAAAAAGTCAACCACACCAATTCTACCTGATATATTATCATCTTGCATTATTACAAAGTTCCAAAATCCACCATATTGATTAGTTACATCTGCCCAAAAACTTTGCATACCTTGACGAACTGTTGACATTTCTGCAAAATGTTTTTGATACATAGAAATTGGAAATACCATATTTCTAATTATCCCCTCTTGGTTGTCTTTGGTAAATGCATTAAAATGTTTATCAAAAACTTCTTTAAAAATATATCTGTTTCTACATAAATCTATTCTATCATTTCTTGTAAAAACATCTTTAAACTCTGGGTCTATATCTGATTCAAGGGTTTCCTGCCAACGACCCGGTAATATTACACCATCCAATCCATTACTCACCAAAAATTTACTTGCTCTACATTTATTTGGTTTTTCTACTTTTTCAACACCTTGTTTAGTTATTGGTTCTTCTGCTTCTTCAGTAGTAAAAGTATCTAACCCTTCGGTGTTTTCAAACATAGGTAAACTTATAGCCGCTGCACTTCTAATTTCTTGAATCACTCTACCACCTTTAGTTTCAATACTGAAAAAACTATTTAATATGTGGTCTTCGAACCAACCCCAAGACATAAAATAATTACCTTTTAAATTTGCAGGTGTTTTAGTTCCACCAAGCAAGCTTCTAAGATTTAAATACAAAGCTCCATTTTTAAATTGATGTTGAATTCTTCCAGGAGTTACTCCTTCAAATCTTTTATCTCCGATTTCTTTTCGTTGACCATCTATTACTTCTACATTATAAAGATAAGTGTATTTAGGAATCTCGTCTTCTTTAAAATTATCTGCATTTGTTATTCTCCTCCCTTCTTTTTTAAATCTTGGGCCAAGATAATCATCAATAACTTTATCTAAATTTCGTACTACTGAATTAAATGTTGTTGAGTTGATTTGAAATTCTTCAATTTCTCTTTTAGCTTTTTCTTTTGCTTCTAAATCTTCTGAACCTGTTGATTCGGTATTAGCTTGAGATTCTAAATTTCTAATTAAGTCTTGTATTGGTGCTTCACCACTTCTATCACTTGATTCTTGTGTTGTTTGATTTAAAATATTTTGTCCACGAGTCACAACATCAATTGTTCCTGTATATCCACCATAAGATTCAAGTTTGTAAGTGTAATTTGTAACTTCACCTACATCACATACATAATTACCCGCTGATAATAAATTTCTATCACGAATTCCATCAATCAAATCTTGCATTTCTGTAACGGATAAGTCAGGTATTGTATTTGCTGTGTCGTCAGTTCCCCAACCAAATTCAATTGCTATATATTGTCCGTGTCTTAAAAATATAGGTTGAAACCTATCTTCAAAATCTATTGGGTCTGGACAAGCAAAATTAATCGTAAACTTCTTTGTGAAAAAACTTAATTGTTCTACTGAGATACTTGTAATACCTGTTTGACCACCTGTTGAAAAAGCTGCAAAGTAATCATCTTGAAAAGCTCTTACACCTCTTCTAAATGTTAATGGATGAGTAAACTGATTATCTCGTTTATTACCGATATCATAATAACTGGCCAAACTAACTGGTTGTGATGACACAATATCTTGACCTTCTTTATTTTTTATTATAGCTGCACTTACTTTTGCAAAACAAGCTCTAAATAAATGTTGTTCAATGGGATTTTCACTATTCATTGGTTCTAAATCACCACTCACTCCGTTTTCGTCTTTTGCAAAAAAGTTTTTATCCGTACCTAAACGAAATCTGCTCAAGGCATCAACTTTTCTATACAATGCCTTTTGAACTAAAGGATGTATGTTTTCATTTATTATCATTATTTATTGAGTTCTCGTAATTGCTGTGTAATGATTCCTATATCTTTTGGAATTCTATATTTTTTTCCTGGAACTAAATACATTGAACTACTTTGATTGTTTGCTCTGGCAATTATCCACCAAAGTTCTTGATTATTATAATGTGTATGTGCTAATTGGTCAAATCTTTGTCCTAATACACCTCTAATTATTATGTCGTTATCACGAACGGGTATTACTGGATATTCACTACGATTTATATATTGAATACCATTTTCATCTATTAATTTTTTATTGTTTCTATATCTCATATCTATAATGCTTGTTTTCCTGTGTCAGCTCCTACCGAAGTTCCCACATTATCGCCTTGTGTTTTTGCTGCGTTTAAGAAATCTTGATATTCTTTTATTCTTTTTTCATCAACGACATCAACACTTTTACCAATATCTGGGTCAAATTCTTTAAGTTTGATACCTCCTGCGATGGATTCTCGTATTAATGCGTCTCTATCGACTGTTCTACCGACTTCACCCTCAAATTGTTTACTTTGCATTGTAGGTGTTTGTTTTCCTATGTACTTGAAGTCAAATGTTATTGTACAAACGTGTGGAAATTGTCTTCCGTCTTTTAGTTCCCAAGATGAATTGTCAGGAATAGTTAAGTTAACTGAATTAAAGAAACCAGGTGTATCGTGAAATAAATCTCCTAATGTTAAGTAAACAAATGGAGCTACTGGTCGTGTTCCTAATCCAATATTTTGTCCTGAGTCGTTTTGGAATTCTTTGTATTGTGGATGAACTAAACCTTTTAAGTAATTTATCTTTTCCCATATAATCGGTATATCGGTTTCATTTAATGCCACGACATTCAAAGAAAAACCTATGGTTCTATCGGTTGTTCCGTAAACAAAAACTTTATCAGGCCTACCAAGATATGTAATTTCTGATGGTTGTTGTGATGAATTATCTGTTATACCACTTAACAACGCTGGAAATATAATGTACTTTCCATTAACCACATCTCTAATTCTAAATTTAATGAAATCTTCTGGTAGTGGTTCACCTTTAGAATTTAAAACATCTAAACCTTTGGTTATTAATTCATCCCCCTCATATTTGACTTGTAGTTTTCTATCACCTCTATCTTTAACATTAAAAAACTTTGTAGCGTTTTTATTACCACCTCGTTTATTTATGTCATCTTTAATTCTTTGAGAGTCTTCATACTTGGTGTTGTTACCGATTCCAATCAATCCTTTCAAAAATCCACCAACACCTTGTTCTTTTTCAATGTGTCTTTGTTCTGATATATTGTTTGGTAAACTTTGTAATACTGATGTGGGATTATAAATGTTAGTTCTTTTGTCTCCATTGAACGCTTGTAAGGTTGCTTGTTTTACTGTAAACAATGCTCCTTTTGGTGTTGTTAAGAACTTTCCGATTCTTTCGGTATCTTCTGCTGTTCGTTCCGCTTGTAAAGCTGCACCACCTCTAAGTAGTCCACCATCAGCGTCTGCTCCACGATATCCCTCACCGATATCTCTTTTGATTAGTTGGTCATCGTCGGGTTTAAATTTTTTATAATTATCATCGGCATTACTTGCTCTTGATTGTTTCAAATCCTCACGATTATATTTAATCTCTTTTGCTAAGTTTGTTTTTAAATCAATCAATCCCATTTATATTATCCTAATAAACTAAACTATCTGTAAAACCTTTGTTTTGACCTTCTTGATAAGCATCTATTGAATCACTAAATCCTGAAATAAGAATTTTGTTTGTTTCTTTTTGTAATGATTGAACACTTTCTTGTTCTTTAATTTGTTCACCACGAGCTACTTTTAATAATTCATCGGATGATATTCCAATTGCTTCGGCTATCGCTCTTCTTTCAATCACATTCATAGATTGTATTTCACCTAATGAACCTACGGTTTTTTGTATTTCTTGAGTCAATCCTAAAACATCTCCTTCTAATGCAGCTTGTCTGGCAAGTTCAAGGTTTAAATTTTTACCTGTTAAAACTTGTGCTTCAAATTGTGAAGTTAATGATGTTTCTAACTCTAATAGTTTGTCTGCTGCACCTAACACCATACTTAAATTAGCTCCAACTTTAGCTGCTTCGATAGCTGCTTGTGCTAATCCGTTTGCTCCGTCCATTGAGAATTCTGCAAATTTATTAGCGTTTGCAGCCATATCTTCAATTACTTTACCGGCTGAAACTCCAGCTGTTCTGGCCATATCTGCAGCCATTTGAGAAAAGTTAGTAGCTGCTTCAAAAGACATACCAGTCAAGTCCATCATAGACTTGTTTAATTTAATGATTTGGTCACCAGTAGTTCCGAAGTCTTGAGCCATCATCGATATTTGTCTTGCTGATGATACTGATAAGTTATCTAAACTACCAAACTCATCGACGACTGCTTTCATAGTTTCTTTTAAATCAGCTGAATCATATCCCATAGTTTCCATAGCAAATTGAGCTGCTTTAGTTCTAAGCATTATATCTTGGGCTTGAGATGCTGCTATTCCTAAGTCACTCGCTAAATCCCTTGCACCTTTGACCATAAATCTTATAGCAGAAACTATGGCTAAAGCTGCTGCGGCTAAAGCTAACATAGGATTTCTTAATGAAGTACGATTGAACTTTTTCATTCCATCATCTGCCTCATCAATAGAACCACTCATACCAGCAAGTGGGTTTTGTATCGCTTCTGCTAAATTTTCACCCAAATCATCTAACTTAAAAACTTTTGAAAGCGCTCCGCCTATTAGTGGTATTGATTCAACAGTATCTTTAAGTTCTTCACCGAGAGCTGCGGCTTTGGATTGCATAACACCATACTCATAACTAAGGCCTTTACTGGTGTCTAATCCATCATTGTCAATTTTATTAATTTTAGTTTTAACACCAAGTATTTCGTCTAATTGCTTGACTTGCTCTCGATAAGCTTTAGCTTGCTCCATAGCATCAGCATCACCCCTAGCTTCTAAAAGCTGAATTTCTTCTACAAGCTTTTTAATTTGTCTTCTTGCTGCACTTAAAGTTTTTGGTGCGCTAAATTCTGCCATTTTGTTTCCTATTATAGATTATATATGTATAACTAAATTTCTACGCCGAGTTTTCTTAATTTGTTTTCAAAATCAGGGTCGGTTTTTTGTAAATGCTTAATTCTATCAAGCATTTTTTTCTCAAGTTTTTTAAAATTTTCTTTTTCTCTTCGTAATGCAGGGTCGTTTTCAATTTTCTTTTTAAAGTCTCTATTGATTTTACCACTTATTATTTTTACCAATAAGTTTCCAAGAAATTCTTTTACGACTTGTTTGTTTTCTGTTATAAATTGTTTATTCATAGATTTTTCCTATCAATAAATATCAAGTTTTAAGATTTTTGGAATGTTGGACGATTAATAGTTGTAGTATTTTTAGAAGCTTTTTCGTAAGATTCTTTTTCTTTATTTTTTGCTTCTATGAGTTTTCTACCATAGTATCTTCTTAAAGGAACTGGCATATTGTAGAGTTCGTTGTGATTGAACCCATTACCATAGTAGGCGATGTTGAAGATTTCTTCGTGAATAGCCGCCCTATTTTCCGGCGGCTGGCCAAAAAAATCCAATCCCGAGTGGGATATCTAATGTGTGTAGATTCCCTGTTTGACTTGTGTAATCAAACTTCAACTCAATGTCAGGAGTAACTTTTTCAACATATGTTCTGAACTCTCTATGGTCGAGAGCTAAGAACTCATTATCTATAAAGTTATTTATTATTTGTTGGTCTTTTTTTCCATCAACGGACACAATCTGATATTTTAATCTTGTAGTCAGACCGGATGAAACACCAGTTAATTTTTCTATTTTTTCCAAACCTTTAAGGTCTTCTGCTATCTTTACCTCATCAGAATGAGTTAAAAATTTAAACTCAAGGACTTTTTTAGAATTAGGTAATTCAAATTCAAGAACACTTTTTCCCTCAATTGATTTTAAATCAACTTCTTTATTTTTTAAAGTCGTTAAGTCTATACTATGTTCTACTTTTGTACCTGTATCAGGGTCTCTAAGATTGATTTTGTAATCTTTACCATAACCCAATACACGAGTTCCAACTAATAGTGCGTTCTTATCACCGATTAACATATCGTCTAATTTAACTTCTGGATTAGCAATTACACTTTCTAATAGTTTGTCAATTACTTTTCCTTGTTGAATTAGATTTGTGGAAGTTAAGATATCTTCCTCTTTTGCTGTCATATATTTGACATCTATTGTTCCACTACGCAAAGGACTATCTTCAGGATATAATAAACCCTGTGATGGTAAAGATAGAACTTCAGTAGGAAATCCATACTGATTTTCAGCCATTTTTACTCCTTGATTATATAAGAATTAATAACTTATTATTTTTTCATTATCTTTTCAGCACCTGCGATACCGAAAGAACCTAATGTTACGAATACAAATGAATTGTATACCATATCATTTATAACTAAATCTTTTCCCCAAATTCCTGTTGCTAAATCAACGACTGCAAATAAAGTCATTACTGCAAATGAAGCAAATCCAATTACTGCTTTTTCATTAATATCGTTGTTGTCTTTAAACATAGCCCACATAATTTTTCTCCTTAGAATTCTAATACTGCATAGTCGTATTGTAGTGTTAATGAAACTTGTGATACATCATTTGAAGCGTAGTCCATATCACTAAAATCTGCTGATGTAATGAATGCACCTTTTAATCTCCATTGTTCCACTTTATCTCCGACTGGCCCTAATACATTGAAAGTAATATCTTTTTTGTAGAAGTCAGAATATCCATCACGACCTGTTACTGATTCGTGGTGTAATCTTACCCATTCCATAACTGATTGTGCTCCACTTGGAACTATTGGGTCATATAATGTGACATTTATAGGTTGCCAAGCTGCCTTTCCTTTTACATATCTTTTTACATTGATATGGTCAAGTGTAATTGTTTCAAAGTTAATTGAAGGTCTTGCCATTGTTTTAACAAGAAACGCTGGTATTCCGTCAATTTCCATAACGAAACGATTAGCCGTTTTTGGTTCAAACGGCGTAAAAAATATATCATTTGGGTCTAGCAATTCAGCCACTTTATTTCTCCTAAAAGTTTTTTACTTCAGTAATAAATATAAAGAAATCAAAAAAAGTGATGCTGAAACTGAATATCTTTTTTGAAGTTTTTTAGAAGTTTTACTTGACATTGTCATTTTTTGTTTGTATATTATAGTATGATTGATGAAATAATATGTGAAGAGTGTGGTGTTGAAACCGGCGGCTTTTTCCTTTGTGATGATTGTGAAGAAGAACTTTTCGAAGAAAATAATTAAAAAAGCTTGACTTTTACAAATAGTATTTGTATATTATAATAGGTGTTAATATCGTAATCGGAAGAACCTATTAACTTAAACGCGATCCAGTTAAAACAAAAAACCCCCAAATTAATGGGGGTTTTTTTTATTCTTCATTTCCTATTATATTACTCAGGAAAAGTTGCTCCTGTTGGTTGAACTACAAAGTCCAATACAATGAACTCAGCTGTTCTTGTTGGTTGTATGAAGATTTGACCAAGTAATTGGTTTCTATCCACTACATCTGGAGTATTATTACTTTCATCCATTACCACTCTAAACGCTGATAATCCACTATTTGCTTGAACTTGTTCTAAGTATGGATTCACAATATTTAGGAATCTATTTCTTGTAGAACTTGTATTTTGTTCGAACACTAAGAATCTTGAAGATGATGCGATAAACTTTCTTAAGTTAATCAATAGTCTTCTTACATTGATTCTATCTAAAGCACTTGGTTTTCCTTGTAGAGTTTTTTGTCCAAACACTACAACACCTTGACCAGGGAAAGTTGCGATAGGATTAATACGATTTTCGTATAAGTCATCTCTTTCTAAATTGGTTAGTCTCGTTTGAGCTTCCAATACTGATGATAATCCACCACGATTCAATCCTGCTGGTGCGAACCACTCTTGTCCTATTCTATCGTTGTTTGCATAAACACCCGGTAGAACAACTGAAGGTGGCACCCAAGTTGGTTTGTTTTTAACACTATCTAATATCTTAACCCAAGGATAGTATGTTCCAACATAGTTTGAATCTAATGTTTTTACATCGTCTATTGCTCCTTGAATTGTTCTTCCGTATCTTGAACCATCTAAGATGAAGAATGCGTCTGCTCTATCTTCAATCTTATCAATTGCGTGATTCGTTACGAATGAATGATACTCGTGTATTACACCTGGAATTGCTAATAAGTTAATATCAAACTCATCTGGATTTGAAACGGCGTTGATTGCTCGTTTAAATGCAGTTGTTCCGTTTGATGTTGCTGTACTTAAATCAAACCCTTGTGTATTATTTGCTGCAATATTTGTTCCTGACTTTCTGTCAGTTGCTGGATTTGAACCATCAAATCCGCCTTGGAAAGGAACTTGGAACTTTAATTGTCTGAAGTCAGAACCACTTAAAGATAATGGATTGTCACCTGCTGAGTATTGTGCTCCCAATACTGATGCGTCGTCATTACCAAATGCGTCTTCTAAACTCATTGTTACATTGGCACCATTACCTGCACCTGTTGGTGTTGGTGCTAAGTATTGTTGTTGGTCAACATTATTAAAGTCAAATCCATAGTAAACATTTTGGTCGTATGTTCCTCTTGAATTTTTCTGTCCGTTTCCACTTGTAGCTCCAATGAATGATGCTGATGGGAAAGATGGTGACACAGTACTTCCACTTGGTGTTCCGAGTGTAAGTTTGTGTGGTTCTAAAACTTTATCAAATCCCATAGGTACTAAGTCTTTAGAGATACCTGTTAAATTACCAAAGTCAGAAATATAAATAAACTTAGACTGATTTGGATAATCACCATTGTTGGTTAATTTTCCATTTGAGTCTATTGTTGTATTTCTATCACCGATTGCTCTTGGTAAGTAATTTACTGAATCCTCATCAAAATTTAGACCTGTAAAGTTTTCCAATACAGTTCCGTCATCATTTTGTCCAGGATTATTTACAATCACTTGTAATGAGAAAGTACCAAAGTCACTGCCTGGAACATCTACTGGTCTTTTAACATCTGAGATACCAACTCTATATTTTGAGTTAGCGTTAGTTCCGTGTGAACGAGTGTTTACTTTAAACAAGTTTGTTCTTGCACTATTAACTAATTGTGATTGAATGAAAGGTGTAGTAGCGACTGCGTAGTCAAAACTAAATGGTTCATCTGAACCACTTGATACTACTACTACATCGCTTGAACCCATTTTATTTTGTGTGTCTTGGAAATTTGAATATACATATACTGATTTATTCGCATCTTGAGCGTCCTCACTAAATACTTTTGTAATATAGTTTGCTGAACTTGAATCAAATGACAATGTAAAAGCTGATGTGCTACCTGCATTGTTTGAGTCAAGATTTAATACGAATGAATTTTTTGTAGATGCTGCAGGGTTTGCTAATGAAGCACTTCCTGGTCCATTCAACTCTGTTGCGTCTGGGTCTGTTGCGCCTCTTGAAGGTTTTAATGTAGCTGCTACAAAAGTTCCAGTTGAACCACTAATAGATAATGTAAGTGTGTCATTTGCATATCCGCCTAATCCTAAAACACGAACGATTGTTACTGCTCCTGCACTACGAAGATATTCTTTTGCAGTGTAAGGAACATAAAAGTCTTGTGTTTCTTTACCAAATGTTTCTTCAAACTCACCAAAATTTCTAACAACTGTTGGAACGAATGCTGGCCCTTCTAATGTAGGGCCGATTAACGCTGCACCAATTTCTGAAATTCCTTGTGGTAAGAAAGATAAATCCTTTTCTCTGGTAAAAACACCTGGACTTACTATTCTTTCGGCCATTTATTTTCTCCTAATTAGGTTATATCGTAAGTATAAATATCAATTTAAAAACTCAAAACGCACTCAAACAACAAATTATTTTTGTGGTGTGAACACGCCTGTTGTCAAGTCTAAACTACCTACACCATATTTACTTTGTAATTCATTAACTACATTTTTTTCCATCATAGCTAATTCGGTATATCCTGTTTCTAAAGTTAGTTTATCATTATTGATTTGCTCTAATCTTTGTTCAGTTTGTATTCTTGACACTTCTAACTCACCTAATTGAATTGTAATATTATTAAAATTTTCTCTCAAATTTTTAATATTTTCAATTTCATCTTTTGTGAGTTTGATATCTTTTGATTTAGATTTTTTTGCCATTATAACTCCTGTTTTGGTTTAATAATAAATATAAAGTTATTTGTTCAAACAATCACATTTTTG